TTCTGTATATTACTTACCACCAAGGGGATTTTTAAAAGCCCTCAATCAGCAAGAAATGCTATTTCAAAAGCCGAAAGGAAAAACTTATTGGTTAAAAGTGGTAGTAATAAAAAGACTATTAGTATAAATAAAAGTTTAGATGTACAAACAAAAGGATTAGTTTTACTTAACTATAAAATCTTAGGCAGTGAATCCCAAGAAACATAAAGAATTTAAAGCAGGAATTGCTGAAGAGATAGGCGTTCATCCCCAAGTAGTGGATGACTTTATATCTTTTTATTATGCAAAATTAAGAAAAAAATTATCTCAACTTGATTACCCAAGAATAAATATAGATGGATTAGGAACATTTTATCTTAGAAAAAACAAATTAGAGAATGCTATTAAAAGACAAAAAAGCATGTTAGGTAATATTGCTAAACGTACTTATAATGGTTATGCTAAAAGTGAAAATATAATTGAAAATATTTCACAAATGGATAATGCACTTAAACAAATTGAATTAGATATTTTAAGAAAGAAAGAATTTAAACTTAAAAAAAATGAGTAAAGCCTGGTCAAAATATATTGATGCTTTTAAAAATATTGATAAAATAACTGAAGGCATTAAAAATAATATATTTAAAAAAGAGCATATTGAGGCTGTAGCAACAGAAAGATTTCAAGTTTGTATTAATTGTAGTTTATATGATGCAAAAGGAACAGACTGTATTGCTTCGGGTACACAACCATGTTGCTCTGATTGTGGATGTAGTTTAGCATTTAAAGTAAGATCATTATCAAGTGAGTGTCCAAAAGGATATTGGAATTCTTTAGTGACAGAAGAGTTAGAAGAAAAAATAAATCAACAAATAAAATCTTAATATCATGACAGTAACACAAATAGTTTCAGATTTATTAAAACATAATATGATAACTCCTAGTGCCGCTATTGTATTGTTAAATGCTGATATAAAAGCTAAAGCATACGAAGGCAAAACCCTTGTTCCAACTGAAACTTTTAATAATATAAAAGGGGAAGTTATAAATTGGACACTAGATGAAGTGGATGAAGGTTTACCATATTGGTATATAACATCATCATAAAAAATAAATCATGGCAATTATATTCAAAGAAGATGGACACATATATGAAAGTGTAGACCAAGATAATATTGATTGGTTAAGTGTAACATCATTTATAAGTAAGTTTAAACCCAAATTTGACAGAGATGGTCAAGCTATTAAATCTTCTAAAAATAAAAGATCTAAGTGGTATGGTATGACCCCAAAAGAAATTATAGCTGCTTGGGATGGTGAAACACATAGAGCTATTACTCTTGGTAATTTTTATCACAACCAAAGAGAGGCGGATATGCTTGATTTTAAAACTATTGAGCGTGATGGGACAGAAGTACCAATTATTAAACCACTTGTAAATAAAGATGGTATTAAGCTAGCCCCTGAACAAAAATTAAAAAACGGTCTTTATCCAGAGCATTTAGTATATTTAAAATCTGCTGGAATTTGTGGACAAGCTGATATAGTAGAAATAGTTAATGGTTACATTAACATTAATGATTATAAAACCAATAAAGAGATCAAAGAAAAAGGATTTACTAATTGGGAGGGTATAACAAATAAAATGTATACGCCTGTCAATCATTTAGATGATTGCAATCTTAATCATTATAGTTTACAACTCAGTATTTATGCGTATATTATTAAAAAGCATAACCCTAAACTAAAGATTGGAAAACTTACTATTCAACATGTAAAATTTAAACAAGTGGGGGAGGATTCTAATGGATACCCAATTAATGAACATGTAAATGGAGAACCAGTATTAGAAGAAGTTAAAATGTATAATATACCATACTTAAAAGATGAAGTAGCTTCATTAATAATGTGGTTAAAAGATAATAAATAATGCTAATAAGATTATTTGATATACAAAATAGTAAAGTCATCCCGTCAGAACATTGTTATGCATTACCTTTTCTAAAAGATATAATGGATGAATATGCTGATAGTCATTTAAAAGTATATCAATATATATTCTACATGACTTGTCCTAATCCAGATTTAAATCCATTTTTCAATCTTCCTGAACATGAAAAAGAAGATGTTATAATTGAAGAAGTTCAATTAGAAGATTCACCAGAAGATGTTAAAATAAGATATGCAGTTGAAATGTGTAAAAAGCTTTATGAAACTCCAACATATAGAGCATATGTAGGTATTAAGTCTATGCTAGATAGATTGGCTAAATACATGGAAGTAACGGCAATAGAACATGGCCGGGATGGTAATATCAATTCAATGGTAAATGCAGCTGCTAAGTTTGAACAAATACGACACTCATATAAGGGTGCATTTACTGATATGAAACAAGAACAAGAAAGCTCAGTACGCGGAGGAGCTGGATTAGCATATGATCAATTATGAATAAAAAAAATACAACTTGGCATTTCTGTTATTGGGATGAACAAGAATTTGAAAATAAAGAAGTTAATAAAACTAAAAATAAAACCAAAAACAATGGCACAACAAGTAATTCCAGTGGGGAAAAAACTGCTGCTTAAGCAAAAAGAATCAGAAAAGTATTTTAAAAATACTGATATTATTATACCTGCTTCAGCACAAACTAAAGAGAATATAGGAACTATAGTTGGTGTTGGGCGTGGGGTAGAGGAAATTAAAATAGGTGACATGGTTCAGTATACTGAGCATTGTTTGCCTGTGCCAATGAAACATAATAACGAGGAGCATTTACTTATTCAAGAGGGTGATGTTTTTGCAATTTTAGTAGATGTATAAATCTATACCAACATATATGGATGGGGTATGGACAACAACTGACTTTAATTCTAAAGAAGAATTTATTGAATACACTTTAAGCATTTTTAAAAAACCGGGTGAGTATAAGTTTAATGAGTTATCATATAAATTTAATAAGGAAGCTCAGTTATTTAATGAGAATGGATATTATTGCAATAAACCTTTTAGATCAAAAGATTTTACCAAGTATTGGGAAGATCAAAAAAATAAATGCCGAGTGGGGGTTATCTATAAAAAAGGTGAAGAGAGTTGGTATTTAACTAGGGATTATTATATGTGGTTAAATTTTTTACCCATATTTGATAAAGAAGAAAAGAAATATGGATTTGCTAAAGTGCGAGATGCACAATATCATATGGCTTTGTATGAATTATTAGCTGAATTAAATAATAAGCATTCAGCAATACTAAAAAAACGTCAAATAGCATCTTCTTATTTTCATATGGGTAAGATTATAAATACCTATTGGTTTGAGGAAGGAAGCATTTGTAAAATTGGAGCTTCACTTAAAGACTTTATTAATGATAAGGGTTCTTGGAAATTTTTAGATGAATATAAAATTTTTCTTAATGAGCATACGGCTTGGTATAGACCAAGCAATCCAGAAAAAGTTTTATTATGGCAACAACAAATTGAAGTTAAAATAGGGAATAGAAAAACGGCAAGGGGATTAAAATCAAAAATACAAGGGGGCTCATTTGAAAAGAATGCAACCACAGGGGTAGGTGGTCCTTGTACATACTTCTTTCATGAGGAAGCGGGTATTGCACCTAAGATGTCAGACACATATGAGTATCTACGTCCTGCTATGTCATCGGGTATGATGACTACAGGTATGTTTATTGCAGCGGGCTCGGTTGGTGATTTGCAACAATGTAATCCACTAAAAGAAATGATACTTAATCCTAAAGCAAATGATATATATGATGTAGAAACAAATCTTATGGATGCTGACGGTAAAATAGGTATGGCGGGTTTATTTATTCCTGAGCAATGGTCTATGCCACCTTATATTGATTCTTTTGGAAATTCATTAGTTAATGAAGCTGTTGAAGCCATTATTACAGAAAGATCTCGTTGGAAGAATGAATTAAACGGAGAACAATTTCAATTAAGGATTTCTCAAAAACCAATGAACATAGCAGAGGCATTTGCTTATAGGAAAGAATCAATATTTCCTCAAGCTATATTATCCAAACAACAAAAAAGAGTTGAGGAAAAAGAATATCCATATGAGCTTATTGAATTAGATAGAGATGAGACAGGTATAATTGCCAAACGAACTAATAAACTACCCATTACAAAATTCCCAGTTGATAAAAAACAAATAGATAAAACAGGAACACTAGTAGTATGGGAAAGACCTACAAGTAAGCATCCTGATTTTGGTTCATACTATGCATCTATTGACCCTGTATCAGAAGGGAAAACAACCACCTCAGATTCTTTATGTAGTATTTTTGTATATAAAAATTCAGTTGAAGTTATCAGAACTACTGTAGCGGGAGATGTAGAACATTTTTTAGAAAAAGATAAAATTGTAGCTGCATGGTGTGGGAGATTTGATGATATTAATAAAACACATGAACGTTTAGAGTTAATTATTGAATGGTATAATGCATGGACATTAGTTGAGAATAATATATCATTATTTATTCAACATATGATAGCTAGAAAAAAACAAAAATATTTAGTCCCTAAACAACAAATTTTATTTTTAAAAGATCTTGGTTCAAATAAAACTGTATATCAAGAATATGGTTGGAAAAATACAGGTACATTATTTAAGAGCCATTTAATTTCTTATGCTATAGAATTCTTAAGAGAGGTTATTGATGAAGAAACAGATATTAATGGTGTGGTAACAAAACAAACTTTAGGTGTAGAAAGAATCCCGGATCCAATGCTACTTAAAGAAATGTTAGCTTATTACCCTGGACTAAACGTAGATAGGTTAGTTGCATTTGGAGCATTGATTGCTTTTGTTAAAATACAACAATCTAATAGAGGATATACTAAAAGACGTGAATCAGAGGATAATTCTTTGGTAAATTCAGAAAAAATGCATAAATTAAAGTATAATCCGTTTAAAAATATAGGACGTAGTAAAACGGCAAATACTAATAGGCCAAATAGGTCTGGTTTTAAAAATTATAAATAGACTAACTAAATATATCTAGGATGAGAGTACTTAATGCAATGCAGTTAAAAAATGGAGCTAAAGCTGAATCCGGCCCAACCTTCTCCAGTTTAACTCAACCGATTCAGTTTTTACCTTCCTCAGAAAAAACTGATGATTGGGCAGCATGGAATTTAGATTGGTTAGAACTTCAAGGAATAGAATTTTTAAGGATTAATGCGCGAAGACTTTTAAAGAATTATAAGTTAGCAAAAGGGATTATTGATAAAACTGATTATATAGTTGAGCCAGATAATGATTATAAGGAGTTAATGGATGTATTAACTAAAGAAGAAGAAACTGCTTTAGAACTTAAATTTTACCCTATTGTTCCTAATGTAATAAATGTTTTAACGGGAGAATTTACCAAAAGATATAATAAAGTTCAATTTAGAGCTGTAGATGACAAATCATATAATGAGATGTTAGAGCAGAAAAGAATGCAAATTGAAGAATCTTTATTAGCTGATGCTGAAAAACAGCTTATAACTAAAATGGTTCAGATGGGTGTAGATCCTGCTTCAGAAGAAGCACAGCAAAGTCTTTCCCCTGAAGGTTTAAAATCACTCCCGGAAATAGAAGACTTTTTTAGTAAGTCTTATAGAAGCATGGTTGAAGAATGGGCCTCCCATCAATTAAATATAGATGAGGAAAGGTTTAGAATGCAAGAGCTTGAAGAAAGAGCATTTAGAGATAGTCTTATTGCAGATAGAGAATTTTGGCATTTTAGAATGCTTGAAGATGATTATGATGTAGAGTTATGGAATCCTGTACTTACATTTTATCAAAAATCTCCTGATCAAAGATATATAGCAGATTCAAATTATGTTGGACAAGTAGATTTAATGACTGTATCTGATGTTGTAGACAGATATGGATATTTAATGGATAACAAGCAATTGGAGTCTTTACAAAGAATATATCCAGCACGTTCAGCTCAGTATCAAGTTAATGGTTATCAAAATGATGGTTCATATTATGATGCAACCAGATCACATGAGTGGAATACCAATGCTCCAGGATTAGCATATAGACAATATACAAGCAACTATATGGCTGACCCAGCTGTAGGTGGTGATATTCTTTCTCAAATTTTAGATCAAAGTGAAGACCTAATTCAAAATGGAGATAGTAACTTAATGCGTGTTTCTACCATCTATTGGAAAACACAAAGAAAAGTAGGGCACTTAACTAAAATTGAAACAGACGGTGAAGTAACTCAAGAAATTATTGATGAATCTTTTAAGATAACTGAAAAAGCAGTTTATGATACATCTATATTTAAAAATAAATCTAAAGACACTTTGTTACAGGGTGAACATATAGATTGGATTTGGATTAATGAAGTATGGGGAGGAGTTAAAGTTGGACCAAATGTACCGGCTATGTGGCATACTACAATGGGAGATAATGTCAATCCAATTTATTTGGGGATTAACAGAACTAAACCTGGAAGATTACCATTTCAATTTAAAGGTAATAATTCTCTATATGGTTGTAAGTTGCCTGTAGAAGGAAGGGTGTTTTCTGATAGAAATACCAGATCTACTTCTTTAGTAGATTTAATGAAAGCTTATCAAATAGGCTATAATATGGTTAATAATCAAATAGCTGATATACTAATAGATGAATTAGGAACAGTTATTATGTTTGATCAGAATGCTTTGCCACGTCATTCAATGGGTGAGGATTGGGGCAAAAACAATTATGCTAAAGCATACACTGCTATGAAAGATTTTAGCATGTTGCCTTTGGATACATCTATAACTAATACAGAAAACGCAACAAACTTCAATCACTATCAAACTCTTAACATGGAGCAGACAAGTAGATTGATGTCTAGAATTCAATTAGCTAATTATTTTAAACAACAATGCTTTGATGCAATAGGTATTAACCCACAACGTCTAGGAGGAGCTGTATCAGCTCAAACAGCAACTGGGGTAGTTAATGCTATGCAACAGTCTTACGCTCAAACAGAGATCTATTTTGTACAGCATTCAGATCATTTGATGCCTAGAGTGCACCAAATGAGAACTGATTTAGCACAGTACTATAATAGTACTAATCCAAGTGTAAGATTATCATATATCTCTACAGAGGCTCAGAAAGTTAATTTTGTTATAAATGGTA